CGCTCAACAACAATGCCGCGACTCGAGCCGATCCCGATGTCCCGCGGAACTTCATGTCCCATTTCATCAAGACGCAGTACAAGGCAAAAGCAGAAGCCCTCGCAGTCCTGATGCGTTTGGACGAGGATCACACGCCGTCCATAAACCAACTCCACGCTAAGGCCGGACAATCTCTTGTGACCCCTCATGAGACCAATCTCATCGATCTCGGTCCAGTCGTGAGGTATATGCGGACAACCCTCGCTCGCACCCTGCCCGACAATGTGTACACGCACGGCGGGAAGACCACCCAGGACATGGATGATTGGTGTCGAACCCACGCTACTTCTGCGAAAACCTTCACTTGCGACTTCACTGCGTACGATCAGAGTTGCACTTCGGAGGTCCTCGGCTTCGAACTGGCCTTCATGGATTATTGCGGCATCCCTCAGGAACTCATGGCGCTATATGAAGAAATCAAGGTCGACATGTTCACCGAATTCGGCCACTCGGCTGTCATGCGATTCACTGGCGAGTTTGGCACCTTCGACTTTAACACCTTTTGGAACATGGCGTATATGGAGCTTCGCTACCGACCCGATCCCAAGATTGCCCGAGCCTTCGCTGGAGATGATTCCCTCTTCTTCGGTGAACTACAAATAGACTCGGCTTGGTACAACATTCAACACCTCTTCACTTTGGTCGGGAAGACTCACTACTCTTCCTGGCCCGAATTTTGTGGTTGGCTGTTGTACCCTTTTGGTTGCGTTCGTTCACCGCTCATCCTAGCTCTCAAGTTGATTCAGAAAGAAGCTCTCGAGCAACTTCCTCAAGTGCTTGATAGCTACTTCCTTGAATTCTTGTGGTCAATCCGAGCCGGTGACGAGCTGTTCCACCTACCCCCAGTCCAGTTGGAAGCACTCTCTTTCGTTCAAGATTTCTTCCGCTCTCACTCACCTGACATGCACTTTGGACCTGTCGTCGCTATCCACCATCTCGTCTCGATTCCTGGCCATCTACTCGCTTCTATCGGCAAGCGCTATTCATTCTTCAAGAACTTAGCGCACCTTGCTCTGGCCACCCCCTACTCCAGCTCCGAGTCCAGCGAACGCACCACAGAGCTCGCTCTAGAGCACCACCAACAACTGATGTCTTAAGCCCCAGACATCCATTCCCTTCCTTTCCTTTCTTTTCATCTCACCATTTCCTGAGTTTCTCACTTGACATTCTTCTCTCAGGTTTCTATCCTACATAGTATCTCCGATTGGTTGAAGT